AAGTTTGCTCTAACCAATCTATCTTGTCCAGTCGTATTATTATCTTCCATTGTAACATTTTCTAAATTGGTTGCAAATTTAAAAAAGTTCTTTTCACCAAATGATTGGCCACCATAATGAATAAAATTTTCTATCACATAGTTTAATTGATTTTGATATTCACACCACATTATGAAATCATATGTCACATCTACATAATCTGGCACAGGTGTAATAAAATATTCATATGATTTTTGTTTACCATATTGCAAACTAAATTTATCATACGGTTGATGTACACTATATGGTTGTTTCATTATGTATCGTATTTGGTTTGTAGTTGCAACTTTATTTTTACGCATTTCGGGAACAATACTTACATCAGATCTACGAAATGTTATTAGGGGAGCAAATGTTTTTCCTTTTTTATCTTTTAAAAACCCATCTTTTTGTATTGATGCCCACTTTTCTGCGTTTGCATATATGGTTGGAACATTTATAGATTCACCATTATCTTCTACTTTAATTTGCATTTTATTATCAATAAAAGATTTAACTGCAAAATCTATATCATATAGTGTTACACCTAAACTTCTTACCTTATCCTTATCTCTACGGATTTGAGTTTCCCTTGCCTGTCCAAGATCTATTCTTGGATCCTCTTTTGAATTTACATCATCTATAAAAGAACTTCTGGTTCTTTTTATTGGAGGTATTCTATATTTTGATGAATTTTTCATTAAATATTGCTCGGTAAATCATTATCGTCTTTAATTACTGCCGGTCTAAATTCTTCTATATGTATTCTTGAACGTCTTGTTAAATGTGTATTTGCAATTATGGAAACGTTATGACCCCATCTTTCACCTGCAAACGAATAGTCTGGATTCTTACCACCAAAATACTGTGTTTCCTGTATTGAATCTATCTCCCACCATTCTCCATTGTATTCTATTACATCACCAACTTCAATAAATGTTTCAGCTTCTTTTAGATATTCCCTTACGAATCCAAAATTACATAATTGTGTATAATCTTGACCAAATTCTGTTCCTTCGTAGGTTTGTGGTTGATAGTCTATCAATGCCGATAATTTTATTGGACTATGATAGACTTTTTTATCAGATTCATTATACAAATTTGTTTTTGTATTTTCTAATGATAACTTATAGATTGCCACTTCTGTATCTATAATATCATTAACAAGTTCCATATTGAACTTATGAATCAAACCTGCATCTCTAGTTCCGTGAAATAATGGCATTTTTTTATCCGATATAAATTAATAAAGGACTACCAACAAGTGTTGCACTCAAACTCTCTATTTCAGATTTTTTTGCTTCTAATAATTTTGAACGAGTTGTTGTATCTAATATTTCTCGAAGTTCGGCTACCAATGCAGTTTTTTCAGCAGTTGCTGCAGATAATAAATCGGAAGCATTTAAAGTTGTTTCACCGTTTGGTATTGGAATTGAACTATATTTACCACGAACATATCCCAAAGTTTCTTTTGCAAGTGCTAAAGCATAACTGTATATCCACGTTTTTCCAACAGAATTTATATTTCCATAATCCATAAAATCATATGGTGCATTTGAAAAATCAGAAACAGAACCTGTTGGATATTTTAATGGGTTACTTCTTTCTTCTTTTACAATATACTCCAACCATAATTTAAAAGGTTTAGTTGGAACCGGAAATATACGCAATTTATTATTTATTATTTCAAATGAATATGCAGATTTACGCATCATATCGTTAAATTCTATCGCTTGAACTCTAAGTAAATCCGCATACATTGGCATCAACATAAATGATACACCAGTAGAATATGCACCAAATCCAAAAGTATCAAGCATCGCCTGATTTCCTAAATATGGATCATAAAAACGCATTGCAGCTGGTGGTGCATAGTGATGAACTCTTTTTATCTCTATGGATCCACTTGGAACATGAACATCTCTAACCAAAGAATTCAAATCATATACTTGATTTGCAATTTGAATATCTATGGATGCACTATAAAATTCAACATTACCATTTGTATAGGTATCAACCCCATACTCCGTTGCAAGTTGTATTATTCCACCCATATTTACTGAGATATTTCTATGAGTGACATTGTTAGAAGTAGGTGTTCCAATCAAACTTAAAAGATTTTGTTGTATATTGAATTGATTTACCTGATTAGAATATTCGGAAACTGCTTCCTCAAAACAAGCATAAAAATTTTGAGCTTGCAATTCTATATCAACCAGAGGATAACCTAATCTTTTTGCACACCAACTAGCAACATGATCCGCATCTAATTGAAATTCTGGATCAGAATCGTATAGACCGAATGGTGTACTTCCGGTTGTAAAAGTTGATGTACCTGACCAAATTGGAATATCTGTCATTTATTTCTCTGTTTTATTATCATCAAAATATTTTAATATACTTTCCACTATCGGATGACGATGATTTGTTTTTAATTCATATACACCCAATCCATGTATTTTATCTTTCATATCGAATAAATATGGTAGTCCAGAATCTTTTTTCTGTTTCAAATCTATCTGACTTGTATCACCGGTTAATATCATTTTTGAATTAACACCCAAACGAGATAAAACCATTTCCATTTGTGTTTTAGTTACGTTTTGTGATTCATCCACAATCACACATGCATTAACAAATGTTCTACCACGAAGGAAACTTATAGGAGCAATTTCTATTTTTTCTTCTTGTGTAAGTTTTTCAATCTTTTCCTTACTATACAACATATGCATATTTGATTGAATTGGTGATAACCAAGGATCCATTTTTTCTTTTATGTTTCCTGGAAGAAATCCCAAGTCTTCATTCGATACAGTTGGCCTTGTAATTATTATTCTATCTACCTCACGATAAAAAAGGTATTCTAAAGCAATTTGAGTTGCTAATAGAGTTTTACCAGAACCAGCCTTACCTAAAAAAACAGAAACAGTATCTTGCAATGCTTGTGACTTTACTGATTTTTGTTCTTCGTTTAATGATAATTGAAATTGTATTTTATTTTTTATTGTTTTTCTTCCTTTTTTTATACCGTCTAATTCAAATCCATTTACATCGTTTTGATTTATTTCGTTTGAGCCTTTATCGAGTGTCATATAAACTCCTACAATAGTTTTGATAGTGTTTCGCTTATTGTTTTAACATCTTCTTGAACCATAACGATTATTTCATTAAAGTTTTCAGAAGTATGAGTCCATTCAAATCCAATCAAACCAATCAACTCTTGTGATTTTTTTATTGGATATACCGTTGCTGATTTTGTTCCTCTTTGTGTAAAAAACGCCTTAGTTATTAAATCTGGTATGTCTTCCACGATGGGATATATTGCTTTATGTTTTGATACATCTTCTACAAAATTTGAATACAATGACATTGGTAGATTTTGATATTGTATAAATTCTGTACTAACACCGTCTTCGAGTGATTCAAATGATGTAGAAAGTTTATTCATAGATTTTCCAGTTTGATACTTTCCACCATTATGACGTTGTAATATAAAAACTCTTTGGCAAGAGTATTCTTCAAGCAATTGATCTAGGATTGTTTTTATTAATTTGGAATTTGATATTTCTTTTTCAATTTTCTTTTGTTTATATTCGCCGTATTTGTATTTTAAATACCAGGACAAAAATACTCCCAAAAGAGTCGCCAAACTAGACACTCCGAGCTTTATTAGGTCAGTATAATTTATCAAGTGTTCCATTTGCAATAAATAGCAAGTATAAAATAAAAAAGGATGACAAATATCATCCTTTATGTAAAAATATTTATTCAAATTTTAAGCAAGTGATGCAAATTGTTTTGAAAGATACTGAACTACTTCACCACTTTTAATAGCTGCCATGGCTCCTTCCAATGCACCTACTGTTGTTATTCCAGCTTTAGCTGCACTATATCCCGAATAAACTGCAAGTCCTGCAATTATTAATGTAAATATAACTTCTGCAACCTTTTCTTGTGTTTTTCTGTCTGAATTTCTAAAAGATGGTACAGTTAATAGAGCAACTCTAACTATTTTCACATATGTATGGTGTAATTTATGAGCACTAGTTCTTAAAAATTCTGCAATTTTCGTTTTATCACCACCACCGAGTTTTTTTGACAAAGAATTAATCAAATTTGCAACAATTTCAGCTATTTTTGGTAAAGCCAATGCAAGGCCAACATAAAATACTGCGTCTAATTCATTTATTTTACTTTTTTTAGATTCATTCGATGTATTTGATGCGGCTTTTGCTAAATCGGGAGCATTTTTCAATGCGGTTTTGATTTCTTCCTTATCTTTTTGTTTTTTTTCTAATTCTAATTTGCTTGAATTTAAATCATTAACCATATTTTTTAATTCTTGTTCAAATTCTTTGTCCA